AACTGTCGTTCAACAAACTGACGATGTGCCAAGGCAGCCCAAACTGCTCGCACGCCATCTTGTCCGCTTCACTGGCAACCGCAGGCGTCTGAGGATGACTGTGAACAATGGCAAGAATTGTTCCAGCATCTTCCGCCGCTGCGTAGTCGAACGGGTCAAGAATGAAAAAGTCCTCCTCACTTGAAACGTTCTTGCACGGCCAATAACGCTGACGGCCCTTTACAACGACAAGCAAACCGCATGACTCACGCGGTGCCTGCTGTTTTGCGTGCTCAAGCGCAGCCTGTTGCCAGTCAGTCATCAACGCACCGTTCCAACACCTGGGAATGACCCAAACGGCAATCCGCCGTGGTCATCTTTGCCGTTAGGAAAACGCTTTCTGCAGCTGCTGAGACGCTTGCCGCATACGTCTTGATCAGGAGCAGAAGTTTCGGCATTAATGGTTGGCTCTGTTGTTACCGCTCCGTTGCTAGACCGCCAAATAACGCGACTTCCGCCAGAATTTTGTATTTCGATGCGTCCGTCATTCCTTAGCTTGAGCTGGTAAACACCGTTCCAGTTGTCGGCAGTGATCGCGTATGACGCTCCGATAGTGGTGATTTCACCCTTCGGGTTGTAGCGGAACGGGTTGCTTGAGCTAACTGCCTTTTCAGCAAGAAATGTTTCGCCGTCCTGCCACAAACCCGTTGATGCTGTGACGCTTGCTGACACAACATTGTTCCACGAATACTGAACCCCGCTGTAATGAGTGCTTGCCAACTCGCCAGAAGAAAACGTGTAGTCAATCGTTATGCTTCTGGTTTGAGTGCCAAGTCCATTTCCATTGCCGTAATGGTCACGAGTTTGCGTAAACGTGACGCTATAAGTAGCGCTTGTTTGGCCTGCAGCTGTTGGCAATGATCCACCGCCATCTATAACAACAACTTCATAACCAAACGCACCAGGGCGGCCACCTCTTGCATCGGTGGGTGACCAATTTGAAAACGTTACCCCGCCTGTACCAGTTTTTACATCGCCTATTTTTTGTGTACCGGTTAGCCAAATAAATTCACCGATATTGTCGTTGCGGTCGATTGGCAGGTTGCCGTTAAGCGCCATCCGCAACTGGTAGTTTCCACCGCCACCAGGGCTGTCAACTGAGTTTGTACTCCATATCACTGTTTCATCAGTTGGCGGTTTTTGATGGATTGCCAAGTTGCCATCTGAACCTAATGCCAGCCTGAACCAACCGTTAGATGAGACCAGCTCCTCATTTTCCTGCAAGAAAACACCGCTAGACAAAACGTCAGCGCCTGACGTGTAGGTGTAGCCAGGAGCTGACACGGCAGTAATAACAGTGTCATCCTCATTAAATTTGTCGCTGCCGGTGTAGCCACACTCCTTTGACTTGTATTCCCACTGGCAAAGATTCGACAATGCCTGACGTTTGGGCGCACGAACGCCAGCCATGTCAAACGAGCTAACAAGCTCAAACTCAACAAAGTCCCTGTTTTCAGAAACCTTGCGGTCAACGTAATAAATCTCGTTTGGCATCGTCTCGTTAGGGTTTGGCGTGCCATACGGGTTCGTGCCACTTTCCCAGTTGCTGCCGTCAAGGAAACGACTCAACGTCCGAACGCGGGTAAACCTTGCACCGATAAGGTCGTTACCGAAGTTGAACTCATTGATGCCAAGCAGAATTGCACTAATGCTGCTCTGCAGGTTGGCAATGCGAACGGTAGGCCGTGGCAAGCCACCATCGCCCTTGTACTCAAAACCATCCGCTTCAATCGGCAAAGCCAAATAGGTGTTGCCGTTGAAAACGATTTCGGCTGGATTGTCTTCTTTGTTGTGCCCAGCAAAAAAGTAATAATTGTTGGCCGCGCCATGGATCTTGGCAAACGTTTCCAGCTCATATAGCTCGATAATGGCAAACGGGCTGGAGTTGAGCAGTTCTTCAAAAATGATGCTCATGGCTCAATAACTTGCTGAAACGTTGCGGTGATCGTTGCCCTGTTCAAATACGGTATGGACTTTGACCAGTCCTGGCAAATCCACTTGTAAGTATCCGTTTCATCAGGTGGCGACCAGTCGAAACTTTCCGCCCCACCACGCGCTTCAAGGAAGGTCTCGATGGTGTCAGCATCTGTTTCAGACACCTCAAATTTTAGACTCCAGGTTTTTAGGTCAGTGTTCAAGCCGTAGCGCAGCCTTTGGCTGTAGCCGTCATTGAACTGAACGTTTCGCACAGTCGGCTGACTGCGCTTGCTTGCCCCGTAACTAGGGTTAATTGAAGGGAAGGTAGCCATCAGCGAGTAAGCAGACCGCCAGGACGTTTTTGTTTAATCAATTCTGCCTGCACTGCCTGTCCAATCAAGCGGCCAAGCTGGTCAGCATTGCCCTCGTTGCCCTGGACTGCCGTTCCAGTGGCGTCAACGTTGACGACAATATTGGCTCCGCCCATAGCGTTGTTTGGAACGATGTTGCCTTGCGCTCCAGGGACAAACAGCTCAGGACCGCGCTCGCCAACCATGTAAGGACGGCCTGCGCCAACCGCTCCGCCGAGCGCTCTTTCGCCAATAACGCTGTCAAGAACGTTATTAGGCACACCGGCAAAGCTGTTAGTAGAACCACCTCCTCCTCCGCCAAAATTAAACGCACCAAACAGCTGGTTGACGCCAAGCCGCAACAGCTGATTTGCGATGTTTCGCAACACATTGCTAGCTACTTCACCAAGGGTGCGGGTGCGATCAACAGCAGCTGTAATTGCGTCTACAACTCCATCTTTAATAGTGATTCCAACGTTTTTATACGTTTGCTCTAGCTCCCTAGCTTTTTCAACAGCTTTGGTTTCTACAATCTCAAACTGAACGTAATTTTCAACAATTCCACGCATTCCTTCTCTTTGACCTTGCATTAACTCTTCAATCCGTTGCTCTTTAAGAACCTGCTCTTCCGTTCCATTTAAAATTGCCAGTCGAAGCTCTCTTTCGGCGTGAAGTTTGTCGATTAAAGCCCCAGCCTTTTCAACCTGACGAGCTTCTGCCCTTTCTTTTTGTTCTTCAGCGCGTTGTTGCAAACGAAGCAATCTTTTCTCATTGCGTTCAAACTCTCTTTTCTTTTGCTTTTCTAGTCGCTCAGCTTCTCTAAATTCTTTTTCTTGCTGTGCAAGCCTTGCCTTGTCAACACCTTGTTGCAACTGAGCCAAAGCCAACTTTTTGTTCTTTCGAGCTAATATCATTTCTTCAAAACCCAACTCTTTCTTGCGAAGCGCTGCTAGATAAGTTTCTTCAATAACTTTTTTCTTAGCGTTAACAACCTCTTCGTTTAACAAATTGCTACCTGCTTCTGCAAGCTTAATTTGAGCATCAACTAAATACCCTTTTTCTCTTGCTGCTTTATTTATTTCTTGCTGGGTAGCCAGTTCGGTCATTAACCGACCTTCTTCAGCCAATCTCTGGGCTGTTGGCTTTGTTGCATCACCCTTAGGAGCGCCAGCTTCTTGCAGCTTTTCAAAGAACATGCCTCCACCTGTAACAAGAGGCCCAATTCCAGGAATAGCAAATGCCGCCTGCTTAAGAGCGTCAGGATTAAACATTACCCTGCCTAACGGGCTATCTTGAAATGCATCAAGCGTAGATTTAATTGAAAGAACAATTCGCAAAAATCCTGTTAAAGCAGGAAGCAGTTCGCTTTGAAGAGCAGCTGAAGCGTTTTCAAACTCAGCCTGCAATTTTTCAGTCTCCGTTTTATATGCGTGCAACTTGTCAACTCCGCCTGGGCCCAACACACGATTAATTTCGTCAACAGCTAGTGAATATGCATCAGCAAGCAAACCGGCCTCTTCGTAAGAAGCAATTACGCTTTTTGTTGAGTCAGAAACTTTAAATCCTGCTTCCTCAAGGCCAGAAAGCACGTCTTGAGTTGTGCTTAAGCTGTTTGCAAGAGCCCCTGCTTTTGCAACAAGCTCGTCAAACATTGTTCCAATTTGCGTTCCAATCAAAGACAATCCAAATCCAAATTCTCCCCCAATCATTCCTCCACCGAAACCACCTACAAGACCGCCCGCAGAAGCTCCTAAACCTTGGCCAAACAGCAGCGGAAACGCCCCACCAATCAAGGCGCTGCTAGCCGCTCTTCTTCCTCTTTCCGCTCTGTCGCGATTTCTTGCTTGAACTTTGGCAAGCCTCTCTTCAAAGTCCAACTCTCTCATTCGTATTTGTCGTTTTTCGTTTTCCTCTTTATTAAATTGAATAAATTGCTTGCGGCGTTCTGCACCAACAGACTCAAGGTTTCTTAAACGATCCAAAAGACCTTGATTTGCAATCCTGGCTTCTTCTGCAGCTGCTTGCTTGGTTTCAAGAATGTTTCTGCGAATTTGTAGCTGAAGTTGTTTTCCGGTTTTTTGGGTTTCATTGACTACTCTGTATTTTTGAGCTAACTCTTCAACCTCTTTAGTGCCTTGACGCAAGATTTGCAATTTTTCTGCTTCTTCTTGATGTGCTTTTTCCGTTAAGCGCAAAATAGAGGCATACACCTCTTCCATATCGCTTGCAATTTTGCCAGCCTGAGCTGTTTCAATCATCCTTGGCAGTCGCGATCTAAGCGCTACCGGAACACTAATAGGCGGCAACGGCGACCTAAGAGCAGTTGGAGAACTTTGAGGCAGCGGCGATCTAAGCGCTGCTGGCACACTTATGTCTCCAGGTTTTGTTGCAGGAAAACCTCCAAAACCAGGTCCAATCGGACCACTGTATTGCGTTCCACCGCGCAACGTGCCTGATCGGCCTTGATTTCGAACTTCAGCAAGCAACGCCGCTTGCTCTCGAAGAGACTCATTCGCTAAATCTTGGGCTCGCGCAAAATTTCTTGCCGAGTCTGCTGCTCTATCACTTCCCAAACGAACACTATCAAAATTTTCTGCCGCCTTTACTAGCTCTTTGTTAAAATTAGCAACGGAATTAACAACAGTTTTTCCGTTTAAATCTCCAAATCTCTCAAGGGCATCATTTGCATTTCTAATTTTTTGACCAAGAAGGTCAGTATCTCTTGAAAGCTTGGTGATGGCCTGGGTGTTTTTGACCGCAACCGCGATATTTACGCCGTAGTCAGCCACAAGCCCAGACCAAAGACCTATTGCACCACTTTACCTCTTTCCCATCGTTTGCGCTCCTCGGCTGGTTTGGACACGATCCCTTGCCTTTTCTTCCTCTTCGTTTTTTAACTCAAAAAAAGCAGCCCAGCTTATCAGCTCTTCATGAGTCAAGTGCTGCGAGAGCTGAGCAACCGTAGTGCCCAGCTCCTTTGCTAGCGAAAAAATAAAAAACCAGTCGCTATTAGCTTTTCAAGCTGGCTTTCGCTTCCTCCACTTTGTTTTCTGCTCCAGAACTAAGCATGGCTACCTGGATGTCTTGAAGCACTGAAGCGTCTACAGCGTTGCGAAGCTGCGCCTTTTCGCCATCCTGAAACAAACGCTTGCCGTCAGCATCCAAGGCTTTTTCAATCATCACGCTAAGCGCAAACTCGTTTGCATCGTCGCTGGTAGATTTTTTTTGAATCGACTCCCGTTCAGCAATCGTCAAAGGGTGCCAATAAATCTCAAGCACAACCTCATCGCCATCCTTTAGCTCATACTTGTAAAGCTGGCTAACGCCAAACTTGTTGCGAAGCAGCTCGGTGGCACGCATAAAACATTCTCGTTTCAACTAATATACTATACAACTGCCGTAAACTGGCAAGAAATAATTCCTAGGAAATGAGGACGGTCTTCAAGCTCTAAAGCATTTGGACCGGTGACGTCTAAAACTCTTGGCGAAACACCAAACGTGTCGGTGTAACTACTGGCGTTAACAGAGGTTAAGCCGTCAATCACCGACTCGCTAACCGCTGCAAGTGCTGCCGTACCAGCAGACTTAGGGACATATACGTTGCACTGGATAACTCCGCTGTAATAGTCAGAGGCTGCTCCGTGGTTTTGAAGCGTTGACTGATTAAAAGTTACGCTCATCGACACATATTTTTTAGTTTTACCTGGTGTTGTAAACCGAACGTTGTCATAGACCATTAACACCGTGGCATCTGCCGCCACTACTGCGTCAGTTACGGCTTTTTCAAAAGCGGCTCTAGCGTTTACAAGAGTCATGACCCCTCCATAACAAAGACAGAATCGTCCATGCGAGGACTGCCGGTAATGCTTTCTGGAATTTTGCCAGCTTTTCTTTCCATAGGCACAACAGCCGCTCTAATCGAAGCAAGACGCTGGTCTTCTCTAAACGACTGGTCTACGGCTTTTTTCATATCTTTAATGTAAGCAAGAGTTAAACCATCCTCTAAAGCGTAAGCAGCGTAAGCGGCTGTATTGCCTATATATACAGTTTTGTATTTTTTAAAATTAAAATCGTACGGTTGCCCATTGGCAGGAAAACGTCGTTTAATTTCGCCTAGATTTTTTTTAACTCCCCATGGAGTCAATGCTCCTCCTTTTCCTTGTGTTTTTGTGTGATAAACCGTTGCCCATGGCTCTTTAGTGCGTCGATTTCGATCACTAACCTTACGAGGCTCTCTTTGCACGGCCTGCCCGCCTTGCGCTTTCCAGCTTGACGCAAAATAACCTGTATAAACAGGACTGTTTTCTGGAGTAGACAGCTCGTTTACGATTCTGTTGATTAACCTGTTAAAACCTTGATCAAAGTAAGCCTCAAAATCGCTTTCAAAATCAAAAAGGTCTGTATTTGCAGGCATTAGAACACCACCTCCAAAATAAACAGATACTCTTGCCCGCCCCTGTAAGTGCGAATGTCTACGATTTGAGCTGCGCGGTCCGCTCCAGCAAACTTCAACGTCACTTCATCTTGGAACGTAGGCTGGTTGCCGCCAATCTGATCAGGCGACACGTAAACCCTTGCGGTTCGTTTTTCTGCTTCTGCTTCTTCTTCTGATCGAATAAATTCGATTGGGCATTTCAGATTGCTGTACGGACGGTCAAACGTTGTAAACGTGCCCTTAGCCGTGTCATACGTTCCAGCAAATTTGCGAGTGTAGTCAATCTTGGTGTCTAGCCCGTCGCCAAGATCTGCAACGATTGCCTTGGCTGCTTCTTTAAAAACGCTGTCGAGTGCTCCAGCCATTTCAACCCCTCACAACGCGGAGAGAATACGTGCCACTGCCGCCCAGACAATAAGCGCCGAGATAAGACTGAAGCCAAGGATAAACGTCGAATACGTTATTAACAGTTCCAGTAGCCTGGCTAGAAGTGTTGTACTTGACCTCCATCTCCCCGAGTTTGACGGATTCGTATAGC